TCGACGTTAACTTTGCTAGTCTGAGTTTCAAATACGTCGATGCGAACTACGGATGGTTTGTTGCACAGAATGCTAGTTCTGTTGCTGTTGTTGAGACTTCATATTATCCTGCAGTGGCAGATAGTGCTACCGTTCCTAATCTAAACATCTCCACGGATACTCATGGTACGCTAGACAGTGCGCAGATTCCTAGTATAGATTTAGGAACAGATACTCATGGGGATATAGTTAACGCAACATTCAGTGGTACTGTCACAGAAACACAATACAGTCTAACCGGTACTGTTATCGACCAAGCGAATGGTACGATACAATATAAGACACTTAGCGGTAATACAACATTCACCGAAGCATTACAGGACGGACAATCTATCACATTAATGATAGATGACGGAACTGCCTATACTGTTACTTGGCCTTCTGTAACTTGGATGGGTACTGACAGTGCTGCGGCCGCGCCAGCATTACAAACAACAGGATACACAGGTGTTGTTTTGTTTCAAATGAACGGAACTGTATACGGTTCTTGTATGAACCCGGCATAATTATGGCATTTTTATCTAGAAAAGCAATGGCAGCAACATTCAAAGGTGGTGGTGGTATACCTTCGGTGGTTTCGACTGACGCAGAGGGTTGGTGGCATGCAGATGGTCTTGCGTCCGCGGCTTCATGGACAAACTCGGGAACCACTGGGTCTACTCTTGACGTTGATACTGTGGTCGGATCTTCTGCTAATTTCTCCATATCTAATACATTAAATGGTATACCATGTTGGGATGCTGGTGGCCAGGGGTTCGGATGTCTTAGAACATCTGGTGCGCCCACCTATACTATAGACGCCACCTTTTTCATGGTTTATCAGTGGCAAACGGTTCCAACGGCTTATAGATTTATTTATGATGGTGAGTCAACTACCGCATCCCTTCGAAATGTCTACTATTATGATCAGGTGACGGGGACACAACATGGTTGGAATGGTGGTACATCACACGGTGCAGGTACTCTATCGCCTGATGGTGATATTCATTGTGTACAGCATAAAGTCGTTAACAGCTCAGGTACCGATACCATTTGGCAAACCGTAGAAGGTGACCAGTTAACTGGCGGGGGTCTGAGTTCATGGAAAGGGTTTACCATCGCGGGTTATCCTGGCGGTCTTTACTATGCGGATATTAAGATAGGCGAGATGATATTGTTTGATCGATCTGTGACAGCACAGGAAGAAGAGGCCATTCGAAAATATCTTATCGCTAAGTGGGGAACTGTTGGTGCTTGGAATGATTAGATCGAGGATAGTTATAAATAGATGGATACGAATAGGAGAAACACATGGCAGTCATTAGTTCAAGGCAAGAATTAATAGATTATTGCTTTAGAAGACTTGGCGAACCTGTGCTGGAAGTTAATGTCGATATAGATCAGGTCGAAGATAAGGTCGATGATGCGCTACAGAGATACCAAGAATACCATAGTGACGCGACACTAAGATCCTACTTCAAACATGTAGTGACAGATTCTGATATGACGAATGGTTATATTCCTTTGCCTGCCAGTATCATCTATGTGTCCCACATGTTTCCTGTTAAGAATTCTTATGGATCAGGAACGGGTATGTTTGATATTCAATATCAGTTCTTTCTTAACAACGTGGGCGAACTTGGTAATTTTTATGGTGACATGTCATATCTTTATCAGATGGAACAATATCTGAGTATGATCGATATGCAGTTGAACGGAAGTCCTCAAGTACGATTTTCGCGAAGACAAAACAAATTGTATATCTTCGGCGACCTTAATGATGGAGATATATCTGTTGGTGACTATTTAGTAATAGAAGTATACCAGATTGTTGACCCAGAATCAAATACAAGCGTCTACAATGACATGTGGATCAAAGACTATACTACCGCACTGATCAAAGAACAGTGGGGACTTAACATGATGAAATTTGATGGTATGTTACTTCCGGGTGGTGTGACTGTGAACGGACGACAAATGTACGACGATGCTCAGACTGAAATAGAAGCACTGAAAGAATCTATTCGGACAGAACAAGAAATGCCCGTGGATTTCTTCGTAGGATGAGAATCATGAAACTACAAGAAATGCGCCGATGCATTTATTACACTTTAACGAGAGAAAAATAATGCCAGAAGAAATAATGCCACATCAAAAAACACCGGCTCAGTATGGATTAAATGAACTGAATAAAATGAACACGTTCAACGAGTCTCCGAGTTATGAATTCTCGGCAGAAGGGTTTCGCTTCAGGATCGGGTTTTGGAGAACCCATACGATAGATGCGCCCGAAGTAGGCATTCCATATCTTGCGCTGATCTACTGGACCGCAGAGGGTTGGGTTGTCTTAGATAAACTTGGACCTTTCTGGGATGATGACCATCTGGTGGGGACTTTCAGTGACGGCAATATCACTGATCAGATTGAAAGTTATTGCTGGTGGATAGCTAAAGATTTTAACGTAACACTTGAGCAATTTTTACAGGAGAACGCAGTGATCAAAGGAACTGAAGAACCAATACCAGATAGCACTTGGGGTAAGGTGTTAGCCAGACTGAAGGGCGTGTATATTGACGCAAGGAAACTTATCTTTCCGAAGGAATAGATGGGAGAAAATACGTGGCAGTAAATAAATACCACAGTAGAGGATCGACAGGCGAACAGAATCTTCTCGAAGATCTGATCATAGAGTCCATACAATTTTACGGGACGGATGTTTACTACATCCCGCGTGAGTTGGTTAATACTGATCCTATATTTCTAGATGACAACTCTTCTATGTTTCAGAATGCATACAAGATAGAAATGTTCATTGAGAATATTGACGCGTTCGAAGGCGACCGTGATCTGTTCACTAAGTTTGGTGTAGAGATTCGAGATGCTGCCACATTCATTATGGCGCGTAGAAGGTGGTTGAATACTGTTGCTGCGTTCGAAGAAACTCAGAACAAGGCATTCTATAGACCACGGGAAGGCGATATAATTTATCTTCCGATGTCAAAGTCTATGTTCCAGATCATGAAGGTCGAGGACGAAACGCCATTCTATCAGTTGAAGAATCTTCCAACGTTTAGGATGATGTGCGAACTGTTCGAGTACAACGACGAAGATTTCGATACTGGTATCACTGAGATTGACGATGTGGAGAACTTCGCAGCATTCCAGTATGTGTTATCGCTAGACTCTGCCCAGACTGATTTCGATGTCGGAGAGATTGTTACACAGACAAACTTAGACTATAGTATTACGGGACAGGTTGTGAACTGGAACGACTCTGACGATAAACTATACCTCGCGCATGTAAGCACAAGCGATGGAGATTATCACCAGTTTGCTACTGGCGTAACGGTAACAGGTGGAACAACAGGATCTACTGGTACACCAACATTGGTAGAAGAACTGCAGAACATACAACTAGGCGCACAGAACGATACGTTCGATACAATTGCTGGGTTCGCTGGCGATTTTATTGATTTTACAGAAAGTAATCCGTTCGGAGATCCCCGATAATGATGAACCAGCATTTTTATCATCAACGCATCCGTCGAGCGGTTGCTGTTTTTGGAAGTTTGTTTAATAATATCAATGTTGTTAGACCAACATCGAATACTGCTTCTCTGAGTCAAGTAAAGGTACCGCTGAGTTATGCGCCGAAGAGAAACTTCATTGATCGTATAGCACAGATGGCAGTGGGTGAAGATAACGAAAGACAGTTGGCAGTCAAACTACCAAGGATGTCATTTGAGATTATCTCCTTCGAATACGATGGACTACGACAATTGCCTAAGACTAACAGACGAGTAGTGGGTACTGGCGCGGACAACAGATCGAAATTGTATACATCGGTGCCGTACAGTGTCCAGTTTGAACTGAACGTGTATGCCAAAACTCAGGATGATGCGCTCCAGGTCGTAGAGCAGATCCTGCCTTATTTCAATCCACACTACACAGTGACGGCAGTACCGCTGGCAGATTACACCGACATTAAAGACGATGTGCCGATCACGCTCAACAGTGTGTCCTTTCAGGACGACTATGAAGGTCCATTAGAGCAACGAAGAACCATCATATATACATTGTCGTTTGATATGAAAATTTCGTTCTATGGTCCAGTGTATACAGGACCAATTATTCGTCAGGTTGAAGGACAAGTGTATCAACAAGACGCCGGATTGTTGGACAGCGATACTTTACTAGAAACATTACAGGTAACACCAACACCAAACGGTGTTAATCCGGATAGCGACTTTGGTTTCAACACAGATATTTACGGAGCGTTAGATAGCGTACCATAAAGGATGGATTATGAGTGAGAAAGAAAATAAGAATATTGACACAGACTATGACACATCAAGATCCACTTATCTAGACCTGATGGACAAAGGTCAATCTGCCATGGACATGATGATGGAAGTGGCACGAGAGAGTGAACACCCGCGCGCATACGAGGTTCTGTCTGGTATGATGAAAAACATTGCCGACATCACTGATAAGTTGATGGACTTGAACAAGAAAGAGAAGGACATCAAGCAATCAACTCTGCCAGTTCCAACGCAACCAGTTCCTGGTCAGACAGTTAACAACTTGTTTGTAGGAACGACAGAAGAACTTCAGCGAATGTTACAGGACAATGATGAAAAGGTAATAGATGTGACTCCGAATGACGAAACCTGATATTCTGGATGACACTAAGACTCCAGTCAACGGTTATCTCGGAAATGGTAATGTTAAAAAGAATGGTGTCCAGGAAGCATGGACAGAGGAGAAGATTAAGGAGTACAACAAGTGCCGCTTAGATCCAAAGTACTTCGCTAAAAATTATTGCCAAGTAATCCACCTAGACCATGGTCTTGTTCCTTTCAATCTCTATCCATATCAGGAGGAGATGTTTGAAAACTTCACTAACGAGCGTTTCAACATTGTCCTCGCATGTCGTCAATCAGGAAAAAGCATCGGTTGTTGCGCATATCTTTTATGGTATGCTCTGTTTCATTCAGAAAAAACAGTGGCAATTCTGGCGAATAAAGGAATGAACGCTCGTGAGATGTTAGAACGCATTACGTTAATGCTGGAAAACTTACCGTTCTTTCTTCAACCAGGATGTAAAGCACTCAATAAAGGTAACATAGATTTCTCTAATAACTCTACTATGGTCGCGCGCGCGACGTCTGGTTCATCTATACGTTCTATGTCTGTTAACTTACTGTATCTTGATG